GCGTGTATCCTCACCATCTGCCGATAACCCATCCCAGGCAATGCCACGCTCGATATTGCCCGGGTTGTTGTTACGGAGTCCCCTACTTAGAGGCATGTGCTTTGGCCTTGTCTGCAAGGTCAGTGACCTTTTCCACATAGTCCCTAGCGGCCTTAGCTTCGGCAATCTTCTGGTGGGCATCTTTAATAGCAGCCTTGCGTGCATCCTCAGCATCGATAGCGCGCTTGACGTTCGCAGCCGATAGTGCCGCATGTGCGCGTTCTTCACGACTACGGAGATTGTGTTCCGATTTGCGCTTAACCCAAGCCGCCATCGTTTCGAGGGCTTCTACCATATCCATAGCACGGTCGTGCTTGACGATGGTACCCATAACAACGCACGCCGTCTTAAGCATGGACAAACGACCCGACATATCGGACGGGAACTTAAGCATACGGAAGTTAAGCTGGACCTTATTGGCCTGTGCCCGTGCCAACTTGGCGGGGTCTTGTACTTCTTTCTTCTGTTTGACTTGCGCCATGTTATCTCCTTAATAGCGTATCTAACGCATTTGGTTCGCGCTGTTGGTAGGGGCTACCGAAGTTGCCCCCATTAGCCAACGGGTCCGCGAATAGTTTGAGTGTAGCCGCCCGCTCTGCGAGCTCACGCGCACGGGTTTCGTCTTGGTCAAGTATCTCTTTCCAGTGTCTACAACTTCCCGCAACAGCATCTAACTTATCATCGTGTGTCAGACAGTGTTTATCGCGAGTGATCTTAGACAACTGGTTTAAGAACGAGAATGATTGCGCCTTAGCGGGGCCATACTTCTGCACCGCCGCCCAATCATCTTCAATGAGGTCTTGGCACACGACCAGTTTACCGCGACCGATAAGAGGCTCCAGTGTATCAATGATACGCAACTCTTTCTGTCCCGACTCCCATACGTCGTCTACCTGTGTCGCTACCCCCTCTGCCATAAGCATAGGACGCCACATCTTTGCCCACATACCTTTACCCATATTCTCTTCAACATGGATCAGGTTAGGACGCCAGCGTTTGACGATACCGGTGGCTACAGAGAAGTGTTCTGTATCACTACCGCCCGGCATACCACCAACCGCTACAAGGAATACCCACCCGGCCAGAAAGCGTGTAACAGCCCATGCCGTTTCATCGCCATTCTGACCACCACCAGCCGGATCGACGTACATATGCGTACCTTCGAACGGGGCCAGTGCCGTGCCTATGTGGGCTACTGAATACATCGGGTCGGCCAGTTGTTGTCCTGCCGGGGGCGGGATCATAAAACGTGGGTCGGCCATACGAGTGTATTCAAATGCAGCCTTATCATCTGCTATGTGGCAGAAGACCAGCTTACTTAACTTCAGTGGAAAGCGTGCCGCATCGGTTAAGGCTGTATCCAACATATGCTGTAACTGGAAGTAGGCAGCGCCCTGATCTGTCTCTTTGAACGATAGTAATGTCTCGTTAATTAGAACGGGGTCCGTGGGTATACCACGTTTGCCTGTCGGCCCACCACCCTTACGTAGATTCGGGTTAGCCTCCATGGCTGCCAAGATCATCGGCGCGAGGTGTGGGCCGTACTTCGGTTCTTCTTCGTTTGTTGGGTATCTACCCGGCCAGATGCGAATAGAGTATCCGCGGCTAGGTAATGTGTTGTATATACTGTCCACCGACTGTGGTGTACCAAGGTAGATGATCTGCCCGGTACTACACAGTGATGCAAAGTCAAACGTTAGAGTTAGTAACAATGCTCTGGCTGTTTCTGTGTAAGAGTTCTTATGGCTTTCCACATCGTCTGCAATAAGCAGATCGGCACGGAAGCCCTGTGTGTTAGCCAAGATACCTAGGCAGGCCACACTAGGCGATTTCTCTGGACCCTTTAGGGAGTAGTGCACATCGTACGCCTCAATGGACGTTCTGTCACCACAACCCCTATCGGGCCGCATACACTCTAGTACATCCATACCATTGATGATTTGGATGATCCAACCAGAGATTTGTTTTGCCATGGGTCCACCAGAGGATATGATAAGTACCCTAATGTGTGGTGAGTGGATTAGACGCCACACCGCATAGATCGCGGTGATTGTGGTCTTTGCTTGACCACGTTGTGCCTGTACCATCCCATACTGTGGTCCGTATGCGATATAATCCCAGATGTCTACCTGTAGATCAGTACATACGAACCCCATAAGCCCTTCAATAACGTCCCGCAAGAAGCGACGCCCGCCGTCTTCCCCGGCGTAGTGTTCTTGCAAAACGCGTAGCTTTTCAAAGCGTTGTATAGCTTCTTTAGCTGTTTCTCGCCGTGCCATATTTTCGTTTCTCCTAGAGGGCCGTGTGAAGGGTTATTTATATGTGTGTGACGTTACCTACTGTACGCCTGCCATTAAGCTGGTCGCGTAGTTTGGCAATGTCACTGCCTTCGTCACCAACCTGACAAGTGATCTCGTTGTCTTTGAGGAACTTAGCCATTACACCAAGCAGAGCAGGGCTTAACCCTACCATGATGGTATCCTCTAGGTTTAGCTCTTTCCCCGCATCAAGTGACTTTAGTGCCTTAATGAAGTGGTCTGTCAACAACTCATGTAGTTTACCTAGTTTCTGTTCTTTAGCCGCCATGTCTTTATCCTCTTATATGTATTGATAGCAGATACAATCCCCTTAGGCACGTCCTGTAAAAGACGTGCCAAAAGAAGAAGTACTGCACCGGCCTGTAACCATTCTTCACTGCTCATACCAGACACGTGTGTGCTAGTACCTGCAACGAACGCAACCAAATAGGATACAGACGCCTGCATCGTCTCATGTATTGTCATATCAACCTAGTTGTTTAGGGTTAAAAATATAGTGGTCACTGAAACCTATATCTAATAATAATCACACCAGCACCACCGTCGGCACCGTCAACACCGTTACCAGAACCACCACCACCCCCGCCGGTATTAGGTGTACCGTCAGTTCCACCCGATGCGTCACCACCGTCTCCACCGCCACCAGTACCACCAGTACCGATTATCTGCCCGCCTTTACAACGACCACCGCCACCACCGCCACGCGCGATTGAAGTACCTGTAATAGAGGATGCTAGACCGCCACCACCATCGCCAGCGTTGTTTGCTACGGCATTAATACCAACGGCACTGGCACCGCCACCACCGCCACCATCCTCACCATTACCTGCACCAGCGCCACCATCAAAACCCTGCCCAGTTGGTGATGCAACACCAGCAGTACCGTACCCACCGAAGGAAGAACCACCACCGCCAGAACCGCCGTCAGATGCTACCACGTTAGTGCCACCACCACCACCGCCACCTGTTGATGTGATTGTTAAGAAGACTGAGTTTTCTCCAATGTCTCCTGTAGTACCTATACCACCACTACCCCCAGCCCCCACAGTAATCGTAATATCCGTGGCTAATACAGGGAAACCAGTATCGGTTCTATAACCACCAGAACCACCACCACCCCCTCCGTTAGTGCCACCACCGCCACCGCCAGCAACGACAAGATACTCTACATCCATATTAGATGCATTGGTGGGTGTGAATGTTCCAGATGTATTAAACACGTGTACTTTGTAGTCACCGTCTGTTGTAATTGTACCACCAGTAGCGGTCATAAACTCAGGTAACTGTTTACGAACAAACATAATACTAAACATTATACAAGGGCCGCACTGTACGTAATGTCAACACCAACACCATCAAAACACCAGTACCCAACATCATAGGTACCAGCAGTAGATAGCGTTGCTTCTGCGTCAGCGTCTTTATTGCACTCAGAGCCAAACGTGATCGCATACCCACTTGGATTAACAAGCCGGATCATACCACGCTGTCCTTGTGCCTCATTAGTAAATTCACATACATCTGCCCCATTAGGTGTCCATAGGAAGTCCTGTCCAACGTCCATGTCAAAAGAGCCGTCGTTATCTGTCGCCGTAGACGCACGCTGAGAGCCGGACCATGTTTGATCCGACGCGAGGTCCAGAGAAATTACAGCGCCGATCTGTGACAGGCCTGTACCCGCCCGTGCCTGTGTCCACGGAATAACGATCCAATTATCCGGTGTAGCCTCATCGGCCACAACGATTAGGATGGTACCGTCAAGCGCCTCGATCGTATAATCGGACGCTACACCATTGACGGTGTCTGTACCGTCCGGTGAGAGGGTTAGTGCGTTAGACGCTCCTGTACGCAAGAAGCCATACCGCTCACCCGCGCCCGCCGTAGCGATTGACGGTAACCCGAAGACCAGATCACCCGCTGTCATATCACACTGGAATAACGAACCGTCGTCTAGGTCACTGATAAGCATGTATGGTGTATCTGCGTTGGACTTGTCTACAACGTCACTGACTAGGTTAGACGCCGCCGCCGCTGCCGCTGCTGTAGCCGAGGCTGCTGCATTGGCCTCACTAACTGCCGAGTTGGTTTCAGACGTACCGGCGTTAGTC